CGGCAGGAGTTGATTCGCCAGTTCGCGGCCGAGCTGTCCGGTTACTAGGCTGATCTTGCCTAGGGTGTCATTGAACTGATCCGCCGCCTGTGCGGTTTCGGTAGTGACGCCGCCGAACCGCTGGTAGTAGTCGATGTTGTCCTGAAGCGAACGACCGCCATCCGCTAGGAGGGGCAGTAGCGTCTGATAGGACTTGCCGAATATGGCATTCCCGATTGCGGCCTTCTCGGCGCCGTCGGCGTATCCAGAAAAGGCCGTCGCCACATCCTTGAAGATGGCATCCGCGGCTCGCGTATTCCCAGCCGCATCCTTGACGGCAATTCCCATTGCCTTGAACGCGGCGGCGGCTTCTTTCTCGCCACGCGCGGCCTCGGCGACGCGCAGATTGAACTTACCGAACGCATTGGCCACGCCATCCAGATCGGAGCCGGCCTGCGAAGCAGCGAAGCCAATCCCGCCGATGGTTTCGACAGCGAGCCCTGTAGACCTGGACAGATCGTTCAGATGATCCGCGGCGTCGATGGACGCCTTCGTAAGTGCCGCGATTCCTGCGACCGCTGCCGTCAAGCCGAGGCCAACGGCTTTGCCGAGATCGGCTCCCAGCTTGACCATGCTGCGCCGGAACTTTTCGGCGTCTAGCTCGGCTTTGGTGAGGCCCGAAGTGAACTCGGCGGCATCAAGCCCTAGAAGGACATCTAATCGACCCGCAGCCATGTCTAAGCCTTCTTACGCCTCGGGTTGAATGCGAACGCCATCCGCGCCGCCTCTAGGCGCGTCACGTTCGGCGGCAGTTCGTCGTCATGATCTTGCAGCATGAAATCCGAAACCTTCGCATTCTTGGCGCCGCCCATCGTCTTGGCGATGACGAGCGACATCTGTGCGAGCATCAGTTCCAGCCTCCGATACGGCAGAGCATGGCGGCGGGCATACGTCATCCAGCGGCGAAACTCGTCCTCAGTGATGCTCTGCGCGAGTTCGTCCGCCGGCCGGCCCAAGTGCAGCGCGAGGTCCATCAAAAACACATCGCGCTGCGTCAGGCGTTTCCCGATTCGGCGCCCTGTGCCTGATTCGCTGCTGTGATGAGCCGAGTCTGCAACTTCGGCGGCAGCTTCGACAGCATCAGAACGTCGTCAGCGTTCGCCGCGTCGAACAGGAGCGCGCCTTCCGCATCGCACAGAGTGCAGGCCAGCACGCGCCCCGTCTGACAGCCGTCGTCCTTCTTCAGCGCGTCCAACTTCTTCGTCGTGGCGTCGGCGTCGAAAGCCGTCATCACGCGGACGTACCTAGTAATGCCGTCTGCCTCGACGGCCAACGGCTTCGGGGACGACTCTGCTCTGAATGCCGCGATCAGCTCGTCACGAGTCATACAAAGAAGTCCTCGCGGTTGCCGGTGTTGCGAACCGTCATCGAGCCTGTCCAGATTCCGCCGACGCCTGCCGATTCACTGGTCTGCTGAACGAAGCCCATCTGCACCATCATTCCGCCGTTCTCAGGCAGCACGACTTTCACTGCGATCAGATCGCCCGACACGTAGGACGCTTGGATGGCCTGCTGGATCGCGGTGGCCGGCGCAAAGTTGTAGTCGATCTGCGTCGTGCCGAAGTCCGGCAGGCCGAGCAGATATTCCTGCGCTGTCGAACACAGTGCCGTCTTGCCGATTTCCGGCGACGTGCCGCCAGTGCGGTTGTAGTTCGTCAGGTCGCAGAAGTTCGAGAACTCCCCGACTTGCCACGTACCGCCGCTGGCCCATGTGCCGTAGCCGGTGGAATCCACGCCGAGCAGTTCGAACGTACTGGAAGTCAGGACTTCAACAACGTAGCGCTTGCCGTTGACTTCCGTCATTCCGACGACGCCGGATATCTGGACCACGTCGCCATCGCTCAGACCGTGGCCGGCAGAGGTGACGACTGCGGGATTGGCCTTGCTGATGCCTTCGATGGCAGGGGGCGGTGAGTCAGCCGCGAAGCCGACAAGCACCGCAATCTGGCTGCCGTGGAACTTGTAGCCGCTTACGGATGACATTTACTCTCTCCTTCAGGACGAAAAAAAGCCCGCTCGCGGCGGGCCGGTGAAAAGGTGCGGCAGGCGCTAGGTCGCCATTGCCGATGCGTAGATCACGTAATCCAGCGTGACGCGATACGTCTTTGTCTCCGCGTCATAGCCGTCGAAACTGTTTTCCAGAATGGCAGGCGGGTCGAAGTCCACCATCTCGGCCATGACTGATGTCCGCAATGCCTGTACAGCGGAATAGCTCACCGCCACCAAATCAAGCTGCGCGCGGAAGTCCGATGCATCATCTCCGCCATTCCCGCACAGCGCAGCCGGCGGGACGACGCTGATGAGCGTGTAGCGGATCGCCGGCCACGCCGGATTCGGCGGCGTCAGCGGGAACGTCACCGGGTAGCAGCGATTGCCTACCAGCGGCGCCAGCGCCGCATAAAGGTCCGCCGCAACGCTCACCGCTTCACCTTGTTTGCCTTGTCGATGCGCTGCTGCAGGCGCTTCACGATGGCTTCCAGTGCCTGCCCCTTGCCCTGATCGAAGCTCGGTCGCATGAACGGCTGCGGACTCATCTTCACCGTGCCGAACTCGTTGAAGATGCCGACCTGATACGGGTTGGTCGCGTCCTTCAGCACCTTCGCGCCCTTGTGCCGCACCGTAACCGCGTGCTGCGATGTCAGGCGGCGATCCGGCCTGCGCTGCCGGCGGACGATGATGCTGTCGCGCAGGTACCCCGGCGGCACGTTCGGCGTGACTTCAGGTTGCGATACTGGCGCCTTTTGCACCGCCAGTTTCTTGATGACCTGCGCGCCGGCATTCGTGGCCGCGCGCGCGACCTTCAGCCGCATGTCCTTTTCAAGCGTCTGCAGCGCAAGGCCCAGTTCGCGCAAGCCCTTTACTTCTACTCGGACCGTTGTCGCCATTGCCTAGCCTTCGTTCGAGCCTGATCGCGCCATGATTTCAATTTCGCGGCGACCCGTGCGAACGTGCGCGACAGAAACGAGATCATAGATAGTGTCCTTGTAGCGTCCTCGCCATTTGGTGTTGACAGCATCCACGTTCGGCGACCAGCGAATGCGCAACTTCGTGTCCATGATCGATAGGTTCGCGCCGGCAATCAGTGCCTCACGGCCGCGCACCGGCTCGATAGCCGTCCACACCGGACCGTGCGGCACCCAGGTAATGATTTCCTCGCCGAACTCGTTCTGCGTCGTCACCGGCTCATCCAGGAACAGGCGGCGATTGATGACGCCGGCTCTCATGCGAAGCCAAGCCTCACGCGGTCGTAGTCCAAAAACACTCGCGCGCCGTTCGGGATCTGGTCGATCTTCACGGCGTTCGCGTCCTCGCGGTTCTCGAACAAGTGCCCGAGCATCAGCAGAATCCCGATCCGCAGCCGCGGCGTCAGCGCGAACCCCGCCGGACTGTAGCCAGCCGGTGAGTACCCGGTGACGTATCGCACCCGTACCGAGTTATCAACATCCCGCGCCGCCGGCCATGCGAAGCCGTAGGCAGGAGCGAGCCGCGCCGGATTGACGTAGCGGTTCAGCTCGTAGTCCGTGAATGACGTGTCAACGCCATCCGTGTCCAGATACATCACCGACTCGACATACTGCACCGGACCCGCCGGCAACTCGAAGTAATCCCGCGGGAACCGCCGCGCGACCAGCTCTATTGTCTGCGGCGCCAGCGAAAGGCCGGTGTAGCCCTCCGCCCACATGCGCGCGGCCGGGATGCCAATCGTCTGCAGCCACGGATCATCGTCACTCGTCTGCGGCGAGCCGAACGTGTCTATCCGCAGATGCCAGCGCGCTTCCTCGATCGTGATCGGCTCGTTCTCCGGCGCCGTTGGAACCACTACCTGCGTGTTCCAGAGGTCCAGCCGAGCGCGTCTGAATGCGCCGGCCAGCGCGCAGCAGTCCCAAGTCATGCGTTCACCCAGTAGACCTGATGGTTCGTCGATTGCAGAACCGGAATTCCCGCTCTTTCAATCGCCGCCTTCACTCCGGGGCAGTGCTTCCACTCGTAGTCGTCGAACACCGCAATTCCTCCCGGTGCGAGCCGCGGCCGCAGCCATTCAATCGCGTCCGCCGTGCTGCGCTCCCAATCGAAATCCACATGCGCCAGCGCGATCGGGCCGTCGATGCCAGCGGCAGTCTCAGGAAACCGGCCGCGCCGCAGTTCCACGTTCGCCGGCATACCGTCGCGCACCGCCTCAAAGTCGCAGTCGCGGAAATCGCCAATCCCGTGCGGCTCGCCTTCCGTCCACGATTCGGCCGGCAGCCCTTCCCACGTATCGAAGCCAAAACACTGCCGATCAGGGAACCGCTCCGCCAGCAGTTGGAGCGTGCCGCCGTGGTACACGCCGAACTCGACGATGCAGCCGGGAACACGCCGCACGCGGTCTGCCATCAGCAGCAGGTTGTCCAGCTTCGGCCCGTGAATCAGCGTCTTCAACACAGCAATCCTTGCAACACACCGACTACGGCGGCGTCATCCGGCTTCTTTGCCAAGGCAAACTCAGGATCTCGCGAATCCAACTCGTCAATTCCGATCACAGGCAACCCGAATTCCTCGCACGTCATCGCCCGCGAATCAATCGCCACCACTCCCACTGCGCAGCCAACAGAGGCCGCCGGGATCGCCGCGTGAATCCGAAAGGCCAGCATGCGCTCACAGGACGAATACAGCCGCAGCAGCGATGCCGCATCGGGGATCAGCGTTGACTGCACGCCGACCTCGCGGAACCGCTCGTAGTCCTGCCATGTGCTCGCAACTACCTCCACATCGCCAATGCTCCGCAGATGCTCCAGAACGCGTTCCAGTGACCACTCCATGTCGTGCTGACCCAGCATGACGGCGGTCGTCGGTCGGCGCTCCGCCGGCCACCACATCAACTCCCGCTCCGCCCACCAGCTAGAGCACGGCAAAAGCGTGGCGCCAGCATCCTCATAGATGCGCTGCATCAATCGGTCCCGCGTCACCCGGCCATGCAGTTGCTTCGCCACTTCCAACGACTGCGGGTTGCGCCCGAATCCAGCGACCGCCGCCGCCATCTCATCAAACGTCACCTCCGGCGCGTGACCGTGCGTCGCACCAGCCCACCCGTCGATGACGCGAATCCCGGCCTGCTGCGCGGCAAGCAACCGATCCCATATCCCAGACTCCCACCATGCGCCGTCGGTGGACATGGAAAACCGCGGATTGCCGCAGACGATCAACGCATCGCACGTATGCGCGGCGGCCCAGTCCTGCGGATCGTCGCGGCCCATGTTCACCACCACGAACACCGCATCAGGAACCGCCTGCCGCACCAGCCAGCGAATGCCGGCGGTAATCATGTCGCAGCCTGGATTGCTCCTGACGCTCTCGTACAGATGCGTGACCAGTCCTACGCGCACGCCGCCACTTCCTCCATGAAAGCGAGCAGCTTCACCTTAGCCGCGGGCACGTCGATCTCCTTCCGGCATTCGTGCGTGTGGCTCCAGCACGGACACGGCCGGATCGGTTCTATCGGCAGCCACGGTGAGAACCTGGCGCCGGGACTGAACGACCGCGCATCCTCATATCCGCCGAAGACCGTAACCGTCGGCGTGCCGACTGCCTGCCCCATAACCGTGATGAACCCCGGCGCGCCGAACATCAGCGCCGACCGCTTCGCCAGCCCGAACAGCGTTTCTACGTCCAACTCGCCGGCATGGAATGCGACATCGGCCGACAGTTCAGACCCGACCAGCCATTCCTTGCCGGGCATCAGGTCAGCAATGCTGACGACGTAGAACTGATCCCGCACCGACTCGTACAGTTCGCGGTAGGCCTTAGGATCAGGATTGCGCGTCTGTCCGCCCGTCCATTCCGTGCGCACCGTCAGCGGCCGAAAGAACATCACCGGCTTCTGCGGGTTCAACCTTTCCAGCACCGCATCGGCCTTCGCCAGCCACTCATCGCGCACCGGCAGGCGGAAGTCTCCGACCGGCACGCCGACCAAGGACGACATCGCGCCGAGCACCGAACCGACCCGCAGAATCTCGCGTGGCGGCGTATGAACCATGATCCGCGCTGCATCACGCGGCGGCCGTTCGCTGGTGAACTGCCCGCGCTCCCGTTCAATGTTCTTGCGCTGCGTGCGCAACGTCGTTCCGCTCGGCAGCAGCCTCACTTCCGGCATGTCCCAGTAGATCGCCGGCCACGAGGTTTCCAGCCACACGTCGTGCGACTTCTGTAGCTCGCGGATGACGGCCCGCTGATGCAGGCAGTCACCCATTCCCTGCATGCCTTGCACGATCAGAGCGCGTCGCACAGCCTCACCTTCTGAAAGCAGTCCAGCGCACTCACCGGCGAGCAGTTCAGCACTTCCACCTTCCGCCGCCCCAGCGCGTCCGCCAGTCCGTTGAAGAACTTGATCCATCGGCTATGCAACGACGGCCCAGGATTGCCCAGTCCGCTCGGATGCGGCCCGTGCCAGTGGCCGCCGGTCATATCCAAGCCCAGCAACAGGATTCGCTTCGCACCGCCCAGCGCCGCCAGGTGGACCGCCGCGTACCCGCTGCTCGCGCCAGTCCTGATCTCGCCCGGATCGTCGCTGTAGCCAATCGGCCCACCGTTGCGCAGCACCTTCACAAACGGCGGCGTGTTCGGTCGGATACCCGGCATGCGCTCCGTCGTCACCTTCAGCCCGCCGCACTGCGCCACGTCCTTGTAGGCGTCGTGAATCCAGAACTCGCAGTCCGATCCGTAGATCACATCCGCGTCCGGTGCCATGCGGTACGTCGCGTTCGTCACGATGCGCGGCAGGTGCTTCACTGCGGCTGCGTCCTCGGCGTTCAGCGACGGACCAGAACCCATCACGACCACCGTGGCGTCCTGCCACAGCGGCGGAACGCTCCAGTACATCAGGCAGTGTCTTTCCCGTCGCGGCCGCGGCGCGCCATCAGCTCCCACGCCTTGTCGTCGCCGGGTTTCTTGTCCGTGACTTCGCGCGCGATCCAGGCATTGCCGGACCACTGCACAATGTCGCCCTTCTCGTAGGTCACTGCCTCGCGCCACACGCCGGCATGGCCGGGAATGGCCGCCTTCACGCGGCTGGTTTCCTTGCTGCCGTCACTGCGCTCGAACGTGAACTCGAACGTGCGACCGTCGGATAGAAGTTCCGCCTTGGCACCAGCAATTCCAGAGGCAATCAGGCGCCATCCGTCCAATGCTTCCGTCGCGCGCTCCGCGTACCAGATGCCGCCCTTGTGCAGGCCGAACGTGCCGCGCGGGTAGCTCTTGGACTCGTCCAGCGTGACGAACTCCAAGGCGGCAGCGTCGCGGCCGTTCTCGCCAGCCGTTCCGTCTCGACCATCGCGACCGTCCTTACCGTCTTTGCCATCCCTCGGCGGCGGGATTTCCTTGACGATAGCAAGCGCTTCCTCGCGGATCATGGCGCGGACAACGAGCGGATCAACGCTCGCGCCGTCCTTGCCGTCTACGCCGTTTTGCGGCGTCGGGATCATCTTGCGCACGCGCTCGGCAAGCGCGGCTTCGTCAATGACTGGCGCATCTTTGCCGGGCGTGCCAGGCGTCCCGTCCTTCGGATCGGGAATCAGCGCGCGGACGCGAGCCACGATGGCGTCTTCGTCTAGAGGAACGGCGTCTTTGCCGGGTTCGCCGGGATCGCCTTTGATCGGCGCCGGAATCATCGCCGGAAGCTCGGCCTTCAGCCGCAGGAATAGTGCCTCGGTATCGACTGGCGGCGCGTCTTTGCCGGGGGCGCCGTCCTTCGGCGACGGACGTTCTTCAAGCCGAGCCTTTAGAACGGCAATCTCAGATTGCAGCGGCGCCACGGCCGCCAATGCTGACTTGAGAGTTTCGATCTCGCGCTGCAGCGGTTCAACCCTAGCCGCGACTGCAGTCTTGAATGCTGCAGAAAGCGCCGGTAACTGACTGCGCGTAATCGTCATCACGATAGTGCCTCTGCGATTTCTTCCTCAGACGCCGGCGGATCATCGGTGCTGCCTCCGAACGGATCGGCCAGTGCGTCACGCTTCGCCAATGCTTGAAGCGAAAAATTCTGCTGTTGGAGATATGGCGAGCCGCCGCCATCTACTGGGGGAAGATTCAGCCGGAGCCGCGATTCATTCGGCGCCTTGATGCCGGCTCCGACAGCTTCCTTCTCGGCATTCACCAGCGCCGTCGTGTCCATGCGCAATAACACGTCGAGGTCGAACCGCGTTCCGAGGCGCGCGGTATCGCCACTCCCGACAGCAGCACCAATGCCTAGACCTTCGTCCAGACATACCTCGATGTCCTCCATCAAAGTCTGCAGCGTGTCGTGGTAGTACTGTGCGTTCAAAACTTGAACATTATTGCTTGTAGGTACTGGCCCAGCGCCGATCTTGTAAAGAGGCATGCTGAACGCGCGCGCCACATCTTCAACGGACCATCGAAGTTGCTCGATCAGTTGCGAATCTTCAGCGTTCGCACTGATGTTCTCGAACTTCAGGCCGTTGCCGAGGACTGCGATCATTCCGCGATTCGGGCCGCTGAACTTCTCACGCCACCGCGCCGCGTACTGCTCGGCCAACTCGTCAGAAATCTCATTAGGCGCCGACAGAATGCCGCCAGGATTCGAGCCGTTCTCGAAGAACGACGCGCTGTTGCGCTGAATCTTGATCCCTTGCGCTGCCGCCATGCCACATGCGTACAGCGGACTAACGCCGCACAGCGGATGAAAAATCGGACTGTTGATGTCGTGAATGATCTCTGATGCCGGTACACCTACCTGCACTTCCTCGATCCCCGCCAAGCTGTCCTGCGACAGCACATAGAACACGCGGCCATCGGCCGTCACTTGGACCTGCACTCTGGCTGGGTCCAATACATGCATTGCCACAACGACGCCGCGACCATCCCTCTGCAGCAATACATAAGCATTGCCGTTCAACAGTTTCGACAGCAACCACACGCGGAAAAACTGGATGTAGTTCTGATAGGGGTTAGGCTTGCGCAGCACAGGCCAGAAAGGCGACTGCCGTTCTACAACCTGCCAAATCCCATCATCAGTCCGCTCGACCAACTCGACAGGCATCTTTGAAATATCGTTCGCGATGCGGGTCGCGCAGGCGTACACCGCCGAGAACGCGAGCACCGTTTCGCGCGAGCATTCGATGTTTTTCTGCCATGCGCCCGTAAACGGCTCAAGGATGCGGAACCAGCCGCGGCCTGGCGATGACACCATGCTGGCTGCCTTCGCGCGGCCGACCTTGAACTCGAACCCAAACAAGCGCATCAGTCTTCGCTCTTGGCCTGCGGCCACGTCCAGCGCTTCGGCTCAGGCGTCACGACTGCCTGCTCCGGCGACTCGGCAATGTCGCGCCGCTTGTACGCGCGCTTCTGCTTCGCCGCGTCCTCGGCAACAACCGCCGGTTGCGCGACCACTGCCTTAACGGTTTCCTCTGCAGGCTTCGCGCGGCCCAATGCGAGCAGGACGCGCGCCTCTTGGATCGTCGCCTCGATCCGCACGCCCTTCTTGATGAGCCGCCCGTTCCACTTCTGGACTTTGGTAGTAATCAGTGTCAGCATGAAAAAGCCCTCAGAGGAAACCGGCCCATTTCGGGGCCGGGTAATGCTTAACCGCCGTAGTTGGCGCCGGAGATCATCGCCACCGCGGAGGCGCGACGCTTCGCCCAGTTCAGCGTCCGCTCTGCGCGGAAGCCGAGCAGGTTGCGCTGCCACAGGCTGACGAGAACCGTCGAGGCCGAAGTCGGCTCGTCGGGCGTAGAGTCCATCTGCAGCGACGCTTCGCCGGACATATCGACCGCGAATCCGCCTTCGTCAGCGAAGTAGATATCGCTGGCGTTGACGAGGACGATGTAGCCGCCCGACGTCGCGTGCGGAACGTAGTCCGACACCAGCACCGGCAGGCCGAACAGCGTTCCGCCGTTCATAGTGATGCCGGGGAACTCCGGCTGGCCCAGCGCATTCGTGAGCAGCGAAATGCCCAGCGCCTGCACCGTCGGCATGATCCACACGCCAGAAGCCGGCGGATTTTTGGCCTCCGCGAACAGCGCCATCACGTCCTTGAAGTCGGCGCGCAGATGGTCAGCCGTCACACCGGAAGCCGAAACCGTCGGCGCGCCGTTCGTGATGGATGCCGGCGAAATGCCGGGGTCCGCCGTCTTCGTCGGATCAATGAAGTCGATGTCGATGCGCGCCTGGTTGGCTTCCACCAGTTGATCGCGGACCACCATCGAAGCCGACGGCGAGGAATCGCGCGCCAGTTCCATCGTGATTACCGCAATGCTCGCCACCTTCGTCGGATCAAGGTTCGTCGCCGTGAAGTCGAACTTCGTCAGCGGCTTGGACATACCTTCGCCGACCCAGTAGCCCTCGCCGCCGGTCGTCTGAGAGATCAGCGGACGGCGGAACGGCACGCGGCGCAGCGCCGGCACGCCATTGGTGCCGAAGCGGCCGACCAGCGTGCGCGGACGCAGGAATTCCACGAAGTCTGCGTAGATCGCGCCCCACTCGTTGACCAGCGGCGCGGCCCACGTGGTTTCCACAGTCGTACCCGGTGCAACGGGGCCCTTCAGCGCCATCTCGATGCGGTTGTCGAAGCCGAAAAGCTGCTTCGCGAACTGGTCAGCGCCGACCATCTCGCCGCGGCGCATCGCCATTGCGGACATGGCCTTGCACTGCACGAGCCGGGCCAGCGCCAGCCCCGGCACTTCGTCGTTCTTGCGCGAGTGCGTGATGTTTCCGCCGCGCGCGTCAGAAGCGATCTTCGTCGCGCCTTCGCCGGCCTTGACGACTACCGGCGTTGCCGGCGTATCGAGTTCGTTGAACGCCTTGAGCCGCGACAGGTGCGCGTCCAGCTTCTTGATGTCGTCCATGCCGTCATCGAACTGGGTTTGCTCATCCGCGGTCAGCGTGCGGCCCTCGCCTTCGGCCTTCGCCGCCAGCGCCTTCAGTTCTGCAGCCTTCGTTGCGCGTTGCGCCTCGGCCGCAGCAATGCTCTTGGTACTCATGATTGCCGTTCCTTTTCGGAAATGTTGAGAGGCACCGCGTAAGCGCCCGAACTTCGAGGCAGCGGAGCTATACGCACTACGTCGGCTCCCATCGGAGCGCTGGTGTCAAACGCCTTGACCGATTGAATCGAGGCGCTTGCATTGGCGGGGATCGTCACGGCGGACAGTTCCATCCAGTCCCACTTCTTGAACCGGAGGCCGAACGTTCCCTTGATCTGTTCAAACTCGACGCCGCGGAAGCCGATGCTCAGACCACGCACCAGCCCGGCCTTGATGAGTTTCCAAGCCCGATCAATGTCGTCCGTCACGCCCCTGGCTATCGTCGCGACAATCTCGATGCCCGCGTCCGTCACCTTCGCCTGCGTGACGTGGCCGATCGGCGCCGCGGCGTTGTGCTGCCAAAGTAGCGGCAGCGGTAATTTGAACTGCGCTCCCTTCGGCTCAACGATGTCGCCAACGCGGTCCGTCTCGGGCGTGCTCGCGATGCCGCTGATCACGCCCTTGTCGTCGTCAACCGCCTTGATCTCCAACGTCGAGTAGGCGCGAATCATGTTCATGTGAACCTCACAAACAAAAAGGGCGCCGCAGCGCCCCTTGGGGATTGGTTGTCAGTGGCTATGCGAAAGCGAGCACCGGCGGTTTCGGCTTGTCCACTTCCGCCGGCATCACGCCTATCGCGTTCGCAAGTGCCGTCATGCCGTCGATCCGGCCCCGCGACTTGATCTTGTCGAACTTGCGCGCGCCTGAATCTCCGACGATGCGCGCGTTGTGCAGGCACATATTCATGATCGGATGGTCGCCGTGCTTCAGCGACGCATTCAGTAGCTTCACTTCCAACTCGCGCAGCGCAGGCGTCATGCTCAATGTGCCCTGACCGAACGGGATGAACTTCGCCAGCTCCGCATCCGAGAAGCCGACCTTCACCAGCCACGGCCGCAGATGATTCATCAGCGCGCGGTCGAAGCCAACGGCCTGCACGTCGAACTGGTCGAAGAATCCGCGCAGGAACTCCGCGACATACTCGAACTCGACCGCCTTACCCGGCGTCGTCTTCAGCCAGCCCTGCTTTTCCCACAGGTCATATGGCACCTTGTCCTTGCGCGCCTTCTCGGCCAGCCCTTCCTTCGGCAGCCAGAAGGTCGGATGCACACCGCCGTCATCGGCGACTGCCACCCACGCTGTCAAGTCCTGTACCTGCGCCAGATCCAGCCCGCCCCAAACCTTCTTGCGGCCGATCTCGCCGGGATCTGCCTTGTTCGACTCCCACACCGACCGCGACACGAACGGCGCGACCGCTTCCACCCGCTGATTCAGGATCAGGTTGCGGAACTCAGGCTCAGTCGCGGCCAGCGCCTTGGCCTTCTTCGCCTCCTTCGTTACGTCGTCGATCGACCGGAAAATGCCGAGCGCCGGGTTCGCTGCGGCCCACGCCTTCGGGTCGTCCAGCTCGCAATCCTCCGGCGCCGTGTACACATGGCACACCACCCGCGGATCCGGCGCCGCCTTGTGCGCGTCGATCCACGTCGAAAACATGTCGTTGTCCGTCGGCGCCTGCGTGCTGATCGCAATCAGCAGCGGATTCCGATATGCACCCTGCGCCGTCGTGATGGCGGAAACAAACTTGTCCGTCGGCCCCTGCACCTGGCCGACCTCGTCCAGAATCGCCAGAATCGGCGACAGGCCGTGCGCCGTCTTCCCTTCCGCGGCCAGCGCGCGATACAGGACGTTCTTGCTCAACCCGATCAGCCGCTTCCCGGAAGGCTGAACGCGGACCACCTTCGACAGCACCGGCGACAGATCGACCATCTTGCGCGCCAGCTCGAACACGACTGCGGCCTGATCCTTCGACTGCGCGCCGCTGACGATCTGGCTGTTCAGCACCGCCTCCGGTCCAGCAATGTGCGCCAGCAGGATGGCCGCAATCAGCGCCGTCTTTCCGTTCTTCCTCCCAAGGCTCAGGTACGCGCTGTGCGTCCCGTAAGGGTTGTCGTACACCTCCAGGATGAACCGCCGCTGGAACTCGACCAGCTTCATCGGCTTGCCGACGTGCTCACCCTCCGGCGTCGGGCAATACCTCTCGATGAACGCGCAGACCTTCTCGCCGCGCGTCAGCTGCTCCTTCCTCACGCGAGCAGTTCGTCGGCTTCGAGATCGGCGCGCACCTTCCTCGCCTGATCCTGCAGCTTCCCGCGGCCAGCCTCATCCCGACCGTCACCAGACACCCGGCCGCCCATCCTCAACGTCCGCATCAGCGCCATTTCCCGCCGCGCCAACTGCTCCAGAACCGTCACTCGCGGGTTCATGATCTGCGTTCCACGGGCGTTTTCAACCACCGTTGACTCGGCATCCAATGCCGCCTGCTCCCGCTCAATGTCAGCCTGACACCGTGCCAACTGGGCCGCGACCACCAGGTCAGCCGGCGTCCAGTCCTCGCGCGCGCGTACACGAACGATTCCCTGCCAGAACGGCCCGTCGCCGTCGCGCAGCTTGCAATGCGGCGGAACCGGCGGCAGACCCCTGGCAGCGCCCACCATCGCGCGGACCGCGGCAGCGGCGGTGTCGGACTTCAGCTTTTTCATTGCGACGCGCGGACCCGTTTAGGCCCGAAGTTGTGGGGAAGCAGTACCTCTCGTG